GGACGATTTTGCAACTGGCTATCTGGCTGGGCAGGACGGCGGTAATAACAACGGCGGATTTTTCGGCAACGAAGGTCTGTGGGCGGTTATTATCCTCGCCATCATCTTCGGCTGGGGCACAAACGGCTACGGTCGAAACGGTGGTGACAACGGCATGAACAGCTACATCCCCTATCTGGTGGGCACCGGCGCAACTGGTCAGGGCGGCGCAGATACTCGTGCGGCTCTGTCTGAGGGCTTCTACCAGCAGGACACTTCTCGTTCTCTGGCTGGCATCCAGAGCGGCATCTGCTCTCTGGGCTATGACCAGCTGGCACAGATGAACGGCGTCAACACCAACATCGCAAACGGCTTTGCTGGTGTGAATAGCGCCATCTGTCAGCTTGGCTACCAGAACGCACAGCTCGTGAACGGTCTGGAACGCAGCGTGTCCAACGGCGACAACGCCATCAGCCTTGCCATCATGCAGGAGGGCAACGCACGTCAGGCTGGTCAGACCGCTATCCAGACGCAGCTGGCATCTTGCTGCTGCGAGAACAAGCAGCTGATTGGCGACCTGAAGTATACCATTGCACAGCAGGATTGCGCTACCCGTCAGGCTATCGCAGACAACGCCCGCGCCATCGTGGACAACTGCAACGCCAACTTCCGCAGCATGATGGACTACTTCACGCAGGATAAGATTGCCACTCTGACCGCTGAGAACCAGAGCCTGAAGTTCGCCGCTTCTCAGGATCGTCAGAATGCGCTTCTGACCACCGTGATGTCCCAGCAGACCGATACGATCCTGAACCGGGTCAATCCTCGTCCGATTCCCGCTTATCAGGTGGCAAACCCTAACGTTGGCGTGAACTGCTGCGGCTGCTGCTAACCTACACACTCCCCGATAACACCGGGTGAACCATCGGGGCAGGGGTAAGACACCTCTGCCCCTGATTTTTTAGGAGGAAAACACTATGGCTTGCAAAACAAGCTGCAAACTCTGCCCGCACTTGGTCATCAGTCAGGCAGTCACGTTTGCCGATGATACTCTGACCATCAACATCCCTGCTGGCGCATACCAGAACGGCGAAAAGTATTGCATTGTCGTTGCTCAGAGTTTGCCGGACACGACCACCATCAATGCCCCTGTGGTTATCACCATAGGTGCGGGCACGACCGCATACCCTCTGACCGACTGCAACTGCGCTCAGGCGACCGCCGAGAGCATCCACACCCGCACCCGCTACGCTACCCGTGTGGCAACGTCTGCAACCGGCACCGGCACGTTTAAGTATCTTGGCTGCTTCTGCCGTTCCCACGCCGGTGCGCCTGCGTCCATTTCCTGAGGAGGTATAGATTATGGGCAAGACTAATTTTCGCCGCATGATGATGCTCCGCGACCACGACAAAGACCGTGAGCCGGAACGTGACCGCCTTGAGGAAGAGCGTGACCGCAGGGAACGTGAGCTGGAACGCCGTCTGCGCAAGCTGGAAGATGGCAACGACCGCTATCCTTACTATCCGCAGGAGGAGAACCGCTACATCGACCCCTACCCTATTCCCCGCTACCCTGACGTTGAGTATGGGCGCAAGATGCCGCAGATTGGCTTCTCGCAGAACGGAGACTGGGAAAATCGGTCTGGGCAGTATGAGCATGGCGGTGCGGACAGCCGTTCCATCAAGATGCCACGCAAGCACCTCACCCATGATGAAGCGGAGGAATGGTGCGACAGCATGGTAAATGCTGACGGCACGAAGGGCTGTCACTGGACGCTGGAACAGACACAGGACGTTGCCAAACAGCGAAATATCACCTGTGACCCGAACGATTTCTGGGCTGTCATGAACATGATGTACTCGGATTATTGCCAGGTCGCAAAGCGCCAGTCCGTTGACACTCCGGGCTTCTACGCTGACATGGCAAAGGCGTTCCTTGAGGATGCGGATGCCGCAGACGGCAAGGCATATCTCTACTGGGATTGCATTGCTGATAAGTAAAACAGAACCCCCTGTGTAGCCGTTAAAAACTACACAGGGGGATTTTTCTATACATTAAATCTCAGCTTTTATCTGTTAAGCAGTTCTTTGATGTAAAGCGTCTCAAAACTTTTCAGGTGAGGATGTTCGTTTCGAGCCATCCTCTCTGCCTGTTCTTCAACACTCAAAATGCTTTCAAAGTCGTCATTCACATCAATAACATAGCACATACATTCATGGTCGTGCTTTTCGTTCCACCCTTCAAAAAGAGCAACAAACTTTTTCATATTGTCAATCCTCCAAGAAATCCTCTTGATTCAGAACTTGATTTACAATTCGTTCTGTACATTCTTTGATAACAGTAGATGCGGGGACGCGATCTTCATAAGCTATGTTTTCATATTGTGCTCCTGCATATTCAAAGAACCTTTTGGAAAGTATTTCTGCATCCGCACGGCACAACGGCTTTAATTCGTATTGCAACGGAAATCTTCTTGTAAGCGCAGGGTCAATCCTATCAAATCTGTTTGTCGTTCCGATAATGATAACATTGTTCGGCAATCTATCCATTTCTTGCATAATCGCAATAACCACACGGTTCATTTCCCCAACGTCATCTTTTTGCCCACGAGCCATTCCGACCGCATCTATTTCATCAAAACAAAGAACGCAAGGAACGGTTCTCACATAATCAAAAATTCTTGCAAGGTTAGATTGTGTTTGCCCTAAGTGCGAATCAACTAGATTTGAAAATTGAATCCTCAAAAACGGAAGTTTTGCTTTATGTGCGATATACCTAGCCAGCATGGTTTTTCCACATCCGCTTTGCCCATAAAGCATCAATGCCGGCAAATAAGGGATGCCTATTTCATTCAATTTTTCAGAGGCTCGATAAATGGCAACAATTTTCTGCGTTATATTTTTTTCTTCGTTCCTAAGAAGGAATCTTGCTTCTGGAAATTCTTCTGTATCCTCTGCAATCAAAAGATGCTGTAAGTTATATGGCAATTCAATAAATTCTCTTTTGCTTTCCAACTTGCGAAGCATATTTTCTTTGAACTGCCCATCTTTTTTGGATGATATGGAATTCAAAATGATTTTAACAGCTTTTTGCGCGTTTCGCATATCACCATCGCAAACAAATCGAATAAGGTGTCGTTCACTATCATTCATCTAAGAAATCCTCCAATTCAATCTTCCCATCTGCCGCAGCAGCAGCTAGAGCGTACACATACTGTCCGATGGTCATTCCGTGCCGTCTGGCTTCACGGTTGATGTACTTGCGTTCTTCCTCGCTCATAAGGATGGTAATGCGTTTAGAGCGCTTGCCGTCACCGCTTGCAACTCCCTGATGCGATTCCGGCATCGGGATTTTTTTCTTTGTCAAACCAGCTTCAGCCAGCGCGCCGGGAACATCGCCCCGTTCAATCAAACGCTGCACTTCTTTTGCCTGTTTCAGTTTCTTCGGCTTACTTTCGCCTAACGCGGCATCACTTGGTTGTCTTTCGCTGTCTTTGGCTTGCTTCGGCTTAACACTGCTTAATTCCGCTTCATTTGGCTGTGCATGGCTGTCTGTGGCTTCACTAGGCTTAATCAGTTCTTGCTCGGCATTATTCGGCTTTGTTTGGCTTACTTCTTCTTCCTTTGGCTCACTTCGGCTTAATGTCTGCTCCGAAAAAACAGGCTGGAAGTCAAACCCGCCAAGCAGACCTGATGATTTTTTGCTGGTTGATTTCATTCCTCTACATCCTCCATTCGTGCACCACAGTTGGGGCAAAAATTGACTGCCCACATGGAGCTTTTTCTAAATACCGCCATGCAGTTTGAACAACCAATGCCAACTACATTCACCTGCGTACCGCCATTATCTAAGTCGATATAACTATAATTTGCTCGTTCCCAATGTGCGATTTGGCGTACAACATTTTCGGTTTTCTTTTTAGCCATTTTTATTATTCTCCACAATCATCTGTGCCAACGCCTTGAAATCCTCCGCGCTGGTACTCTTTGCCGTATCACCGCTAAACAGGCTGTGCCGTTCTGCCTGAGCCTTACGAACGCCCATAGACGGTCTAATCTTCACGTCCAACAGCCTTGTTCCCATGCTTTGTGCAATCACAGGGAGCTGCTCCACAACCTCTTTGGACAGGTTCTCACGGCTCTTGTACTGGTTCAAAAGCAGACCTTCAATCTTCAAAGTCGGGTTGAAGTATCTGCGAACGTCACCAATAGTCTGCGAAAGCTGGCTCAATCCGGCAAGCGCATAGCGGTCTGCTGTAATGGGTACGATGATGCTGTTGGCAGCAATCAGAGCGTTCACAAGTGCAAGACCGAGCTGCGGGGGAGTGTCCAAAACAATGTAATCGTACCGATCAGGCACAGATTCCAGAGCTTCACGCAGCCGAAAGTTCTTGCCAATGTCCCGGACAAGCTGCTCGTCAATGTCCTTCAATGCGTTGTCTGACGGCAGAATGTCACCGGCTTCGCAGTGCTGGATTCCTTCCTCTACAGTACCCTGCTGGGTCATTACATCGAACAGGGTACACACGTCCTCTGTCTGTGCGCCGTAAGTGTCCGTTGCGTTGCACTGGGCATCGCAGTCTACCAGCAAGACTTTCTTGCCAAGCAACTGCAATGCACCCGCCAGACAGGTGCTTGTGGTGGTCTTTCCTGTGCCGCCCTTCTGGTTAGCGACAGCTATGATTTTTGCCATTTTATCACTCTTTCTTAATACGGATATTTTAATTTTCCGCTTACTATTCTTTTGCAAATGCACTTTCTTTCACATTCGCATCTTTCACACCACCCGATGTTAAAAGCATCGTCCTTGCTATATGCTTCATCGAACACACAGGTTTCAGCAAGTTCTTTGTATTCGTCTTTCAAATTTTGCTCCTTTCTGATTTATTTTTTTGCTCGATACATTCATTCTGTCGTATGTGCCACATCTGACTACTTTTGCAATGCGTCAATCTCATAGAAAGCCGGAAGATACTCTTCAATCGCGCCGTCTTTCTTCAAGCTACCAATCAGATACCGCTTCGGATGGTCAGGCCAAGGGTCACGGTTGATTGAAAGAATGTCTGCACACGCAGCCTTTACGATGTCATAGACCGCATCTCTCCGCTTCGGCAGCTTGATAGATGGGTGTTCTTCCATCATCTTTACCTCGACAACCTTTGCGACCTCGATACACTCTTGAACCGACAGCGCATCGCACACAGACCAGTCGTACCCTTCGTATCCGCTTGTGCGTGGCTTTCTGGCGGCTTTTTTGATTTCCGGCTTGGAATTAGCCGTATCACAATCAACCTCGCTAGAATCGGCATCTATGACGGGCTGCTTGGATTTGTACCCAAATCGGAACTCAACCGCTACGACCTTTCGCCCTGTGCAAATCTTCTCAAAGTCAACGACAATGTCTGAAACATTGCTGATCTCTTCCACTGCTGGTTCAAGAACTCTGCGGCGTAAAGCCCGGAAGTCGT